GTTGAGGGTAACACTGCCTGTAGCAGTTGAGACAAGTATTTCACCACTTGAGATACCATTTTCATCTGGCAGCAAAATGACCAATGACCTACCAAGCTCATCTACTGTACAAGTAAAATCTGTGCCTCTAATAGCTATATCTGCTGTTGGTGTAGAGAGTGCTATGCCATTTTTGTTATTAAATTTACCTGTTATAAATCTAGCTGTGCCACTTGCAAAACGCAAAGCCATCTTAGAATTAGAAGGATTTGGGTCATAAATATATTCATCTATGACCAACTTAGAATGTTCTGTAAGTTTTACTTTTGTTTCATCATCAAAAGTTATTGCTACTCTGCCAGCTTCTGTTCTGACATCATCCATTTGCTGGATGTCAAATTCTAATTCAGCACCATAAGGTTTGTCTCTTAAAACCTGTGCATAACCTTTTAGCTCTGATATGTTTCCTATGCTATCAGCATACAAAACTTGTGGTGCTATCAGACTGAGTAACGCAGACTGTGCCACTAGAACCATTTGAAATAATCTTGAGCCAGTCATTGTCTAATGTTGATTCTTGGTCTATGTTAAATGTTCTTGACCCACCTGTATGGTCAAGATAAAAGTAACCACCAGCATATCCATCACCATCATAGGTTACAGTGTTATCAGAACCATCAATGTCCATATAATTAGTTGCACCATCTACATCAATACCAGCAGTTATAGAATTGCTAGACCCTTGTATTGTCCAATCTAAATCTAATGTATCTGCTAAAGCCACCATGGCGTGATTTAATGTCATAGTATTTGAACTACCTGTAACTTGCACATTCACATTAGAGCTGTCAGCACCATATGTGTTGGTCTCATCTGTGCTCATGTTAAATGTGTTGGAGTCACCAATAAAAGAGAAATAGCCAGTGTAGCTATCTGCCCATATATCACCTAAAAATTTATTTGATGAACCTTTTTGTAAGATGTCTAGGGTTAAGGACCCACCATCTAAATCTAGTGGTGTCATAGTGCCAGCCACTGCATCAGCACCACCTATAATATTGCCACTACCATTGACTTGTTCTATATCTATATTAGAAGTTGCACCTGATTGGTCTATGTAGACTTCATTATCGGCACTATAAACTCCTAATGATGTTAGTATAAACAGCAACCTAATTGTTTTTTTGCCAATAGCCTTGTACATATCCCTCCTCTATTGTTTGTAAAACAGCTGTCTCCACTGCCATCTGTAAAGCAATGTTTATAGACTCATTCTCTACTATACCACTTTCAATTTCAACCAATTCTGTATTATTTGCATAAAATCTAAAAACATCAGAAGATATAGATGCACTGGTAATTGATTTTGTTACAAGAACTTCTAGTAAAATCTTACCTGTCAAAACAGATACTGTCCTCAAAGAGATAGTTACTGAATCTTGTCTGTATTCTTTAGATGCACCAATACCTAAATAACGTGCTCCAGCTCCTCCAGATTTAACATTGCTTTCATAAGTGACAACTGAACCTTCCATTAATAATCCAGCAAAAAGCAAAGGTTTTAGTTGTTGTTTTTCATCAAATTTTTCTCTTGCAGAGCGTATTATTTGACGTTCTTTAGTAAGATTATCTAAACCAGTTCTCTCCACAACAATGAATACTCCTGAGTGTTTGAGGGCTCTGATAAGATAAGTGTCAGGGGATTGAGTTATAGCAGTGCTAAAACTTGCATACTGACTATTGCTTCTACGCTGTCCAGTCTTGTCACTAAATGATGTTGGGTAGACAGCCACTACAGGCTTTTTTGCTGGTTTATCTACATCAGCAAGTTCTGTTAATAACACACCCACAAGGGGTGCTTCTATGTTCTTTACAGGTGGTATTCCATTATCTAATGGTGGTATAAGCAGAGAGCAACTACTAAGAAGACTAGAAAGTAAAAGAACCCAGTGGTACTGATATTTCTGTGGTGTTGCCTTCTTCATCTGTAATAATCAATGTGACTTTATCATCTTCAACTTTGTATTCTATAGTGTTGCCCTCTAATTCTAAAATACCAAACTGTGATGCTGTCTCACCAAATAAATTATCAACTAATTGTCTTGACAGCTGAGCATAGATGCGTGATTCAAGATTCCTAATGAAACGAGCTAATGTGGTATTGTCAGCTTCTCTTTCTAGTTCTTCTTGATATGCTTTTATCTCTTCTCTTATGGCTTCCTTTCTATTGAACTCTTGATTCTCTATAGTCAGGTAATGACTAGAAGTGCCTTGCCCAGAAAAGCTAGGATTTTTAAATTTATGTGTCATTTCATCAGCACTTAGTGTTAAAGAAACCAACACAATATTAGCAAGTGCTAACACACAAATTAGCAAGACAATCTTTTTTTTTCCTCTATTCATCTTTATTTACAAAAAAAAATTTTTGAAATTGTCTATGTTTCTATCTGCAATAACTTCATTAGCAACAAGTAGAATTGCAAATGAAAATGTAAGTACAACAAAAATAACAAAGGATAATAAAACTGTGCCAATCCAACACATTTCTTTTTGTATCTCCTTCTCAAATATTTTTTTTGTTCTTCTATCCATTACGTCTATCTTGTTGTTGTTTAATCAACTCTTCTAATTCCTTCTTGTTTTTTATTTTTTGGTTCTGCTGTTTCATGTCTCCCCTCTTTTTCTCTAACCTCTAAAACAGTATTTACCTTTTGTTGTAACCTTATCATATCTTGGTCAAGTAAACGTAGTTGGTCAGTCAGGCGTATGATAGTTGCCTTCATCTCTTCTACTGAAGGGTCTATTTTTTCTGTGATAGTTGTCCATACAAAAAAAACAAAATATCCTAATCCAACAACCATAACTACAGAAAAACCAAAATCTGCTATGATTTGTGCAATATCCACTAATCCCTCCTAGCATCTATCTTTCCATCTTCTACAAAGTTTTCTGCTCTTGATATTCTGTCTAAGTCTGGTGCTAGATTTAGTGCACTGGAGACACTCACATCTATGCGAATCATGTCATTATTCATGATAGAGGCTCTAGTTATTAACATTTTAGATATGCCTTGTATTGTTTTTATTTCATCTACAAGCCCATCCATCATCTGTTTCATGACCATAAATATAAAAAAGCCCATCAGCAATCCACTTGCTATGGGCAAACCCACCTCTGCTATGAGTTCAAATACTTCCATTATTTAGGGGGTTTAAAATCGCTCTTTGATTTATGACTATTAGTGTACAAACCAAACCAAGCTGCTCCAGCTCCTACAACTATTGATATTAACCCTGACTGTTCAAATGTAGGGTCTGGTAAATCCATAAACCAAAATGTGGTGTAGTAGAGAAGATACATATAAACTCCTAAAAACGCTCTTGGTATGAGTCTCCAACTGTCTAATGCTTCTGCTACATGTATGACTTTCTGAAATGGATTGCGATTGTATTCATCCTCTAGCTCTCTAATTCTATCTTTTAGCTCAGACTTCTCTTGTAGTAAAGCCATGAATTTATTGAGGTCTATTTCTACCTCATTCCTATCCATGTCACCACCAAATCTGCTTGAAGGCTCTCTATCACTCATTATATAAATTTACTAAGAACTATAGCTCCAACTATAAAAGGGTAAACACCCCACAACATGTTTTCAAGTTTTTTAAATTTCTCTGAACCTTCATCCAGTCTTTTTTCAATATTTTGATAACGTATTGCACACTCTCTCTCATGCGATTCTATTTTATTGAGTGCATCCCTAGCTGTTGCCATTATTTCTTTGCTTTTTTTACTCTTATTTCTTCATAGGCTTCATTGACATCAGGTGTTGATTCATCATCACCCACAAATCTGCCATCTTCATCTCTAGCTCTAACTTTTTTTCTTTCAGTGCCAGTCCAAAAATCTACAACTTTACTCCAAAAACTCATTTACTTCTCCTTGGCTTTGCCCACATTGATAGCACACCAATCAATCAGTTTATATATTTTGCCTATAATCTGGTCATCTTTGGGTGTGGGTGTCAAAGCACAAATTAAAGATGCTCCTGATATAACCCAAGGTGCTAGTTGTATTATTGTTAAAATTGTATCTAACATAT